GAATATTCCAAGTTAATACCCCAAAGGTAACTAGAAATTTACTGGAGGCAGCCTATTTCGATGGAAATAATACCAATTATATGCCGCCAAAAAATAAAATATTGGCGATGTATGATTATCGTAAATTGCCAGAGAAAGAAAACCTTACGGTAAAGAGAATCCACTACCTTTGGACTCATGATTTCAAATCTGAGAAGAAATGGCCTATTAAGACAGCTAAGATGTCTACTCTTCCTGGAGTATATAGGTTAGAATCTGATAGACCTCCTCTCACTGTAAGACCAGCAGATAGACAATTTAGACCTGATGGATGGCCATTAGGAATAAATGATATCAGAAATATTATGGGATTCCCTGATACTTTCAAGATTTACTACGACGAAGATGAGTCAATCTACTGGTTGAATAAGGCTAGGAATGTATTTGCCAAAGGAGCAGTTTATGAAACTGGGATTTGGTTTAAACAGTGTTTAGAGGAATAACACTACCTTTTAACACTTATTAACAAAAATATATAGATATATAATAAGCAAAGCTTATATATCTATATATTTTTATAGGGCCTTTATATATTAGCTTTAGCTATATATAAGAAAATCGCTAATAGGCTGATATTTAAGTTCTTTGCTTATTAGAGCTTTCTCGGTAAACCTCGAAAGCGATTGGCTGAAAACAGCCAATCAGATAGTTATGTATCAGAGCTATATAACTGTGTTAAATTTTAATTTCTACTGATATGAGGATAATTAATTATAAAATTACACACTTAGGTCCAAGATCTTTTAAACAGAGCTTCAAAATAATTAGTAAAGCTTTGTTAGAACTCTCATTATACCGTTGGAGGTTTGAATTAGTTGAAACAAATAAGACTTACCAATTTAGGTTTTATATTACTAAGTCAAAACTTTCTAAGGTAGAAAGTAGTTGGTTACATAAACTTTATTTGTCGTTTATCAATGAAGTGGAAAATAATTAGCTTTCTGTTATTAGGGATTACTATTATCCTTTGCTTCGGGTATTTACACCAGAGGCGGGAGATCTCTAAACTTAATGCACAACCGAAAGTTATAGGAAAGACTGATACTGTATACGTCAACAAGCCTTATAAGCCTGTAAAAGAATACACTACTCAGTTACTACCACAATATGTCTTCCTCTATGGAAATGCTTGGTCAAACAAAAACGAAAAGGATAGCACAACTGATACACTCAGTAACCAAGCATTAGAGGGAGACTCTTTAGTTCAGATGCTCCTCAGTAAAGAAGATCTAAGCCTTTCATTTTTCAGGCCTTTAAATGATTCTTACTTTACAGAGAAGTTTAAATTGGACCTAGAAAATTTCTCATACAATTGGGTAAATGGGAAATTAACCCAAAAGAAGGTAGGATTCAAATTGAAGTTAGAACCTTATGTTTATGCCAAGTACAGATACTTTAACCGAATGGCAGATGCAGGAATAGGAATTTCTTTCAAGACTCGGAACCTACAATATAAACTGGGTCTAAATGGATTTTATTATCCTTGCCTACAAGATAAAATAGGCACTGATCTAGAGTTTTCAATCACCTATAACTTGAGTAAATAATGGCTAAGAAAATAGAAACTCCTAGTAGCCTAACCAAGGAAGAACTAAAAACCTTGGCAAAGGTTGCAAACGATGTTTTCTTTTTCAGCACCTTCTGTTATGTAATACATCCGGTAAGGGGAAAAACTCATTTCTATCTCTACCCGTACCAGAAGTCAGTACTCTATCAATTCGTCCTTCAGAGGTTTAATATAATCCTGAAGTTTCGACAGGCCGGTATCACAGAGTTAATCTCTATGTACTGTCTCTGGTTAGCTATGTTCCATGATAACAAGAAGATAAACATTATCTCCATCAAGGACACCGTTGCCAAAAAGGTACTACGCAAGATTAAGTACATGTACAAGAATCTCCCGTGGTATATGCAAACGCCGATTATTAACGGTCGTCCTGGAGAGTATGGCTCAGCCAGTACAATGGAGTTTTCCAATGGTTCATTCATTGAGTCAATTCCTACATCCCCAGAGGCTGGACGTTCAGAAGCATTAACACTACTAGTGATTGATGAGGCTGCCATGGTTCGTTGGGCCGGACAAATTTGGGCTGCCGCACTTCCTACCCTGTCTACAGGTGGTTCTGCTATCGTGAACTCCACGCCTTTGGGAATGGGTAATTTCTACCACTCTACTTGGGTAGATGCCATGGCACATGCCAATGAGTTTAATCCTCTTCGTTTATATTGGAGAATGCACCCGGAACGAGATGATCGCTGGTATCAGACGATGTCTAAGAACCTTGGTGCACGACGAACAGCACAGGAGATAGATGGAGACTTCCTCGGTTCAGGTAACACAGTATTCGATCTGACCGATATCAAGGCCATCGAGGATTGCCTAACGGATTATCCAGCCATTGTAAAACGAATGAATGGTCAGTACCGCCAATTCACTAAGCCGGCTAAGGGAGTGGAATACTTCATCGGTGCCGACGTTGCCACAGGCCGTTCAACTGACTATTCTTCGTTTACATGTATGGACAAGGCAGGAGAAGAACAATGCGTCTATAAGGGACGAATTCCGGTGGATAAGTATGCCACTCTCTTGGGAGATACAGGCAGACTTTATAACTGGGCACTACTTGCTCCTGAGTCCAACGATGTGGGATTGGCAGTTACATCTAAGTTACAGACTGAGGGATACCCTCGGCTGTATTACTACCAGAAGATGCTGAAAAAGAAAGGTAAGCGAAAACCAGAGGTAGATGCTTCTCCTGGTTGGCTTACAACTACCAAAAATAGAACTACCATAATTGAGGGACTTGAGGAAGATGTTCGAGAAGAGAACATAATAATCAAGGACCCATTTTTTGTACAAGAAGCATACACCTTTATATATGACTCTTTAGGAAGACCAGTTGCTATGGGTAAGCATCGACTAAATACCCAAGCTGCAGATGAAGGTGATGATGACTTGGTATACGCAGATGATGATATTTTTGGTAAAGCCATCTGTAATCATATTCGCAAGAGTAAAACAAACATAGTAGTACAACCCAAATGAAGAACCCCTTTGCATTTTGGAGAAAGAAACCTAAGGTTGAATCTCCTCCTCCTATGGAATATAAGGAGGGAATTAAAACAAAGGTATCTTCTATATCTCCTGGTCGTGTATCAGTACCAGAGGATTCAACAGATTTTACCTCTACTCTCCATGGTCTTACCCAAATGGTAACTCCATCTTTTAGAGTAGAGGTAATTCAGTTGATTCGCAGGTTATATAAGGTTAACCCAGATATGGCAATCGCCATTCAGGAAACCTTTAAACTTGCAAACACTGGTCACATGGTTACGTTCCCAAACAACACCGATCAGGAAGCAGAAAAGATGAGAAACCACCTCAAAGAAGCTACTAAGAAGTGGTCTGCTTACTCTGCAGGTATAGATGGCCTTGTAAATAAAATGATTGTCCAACTTATGGTTGGAGGAGCTATTTCTGTAGAAGGAGTTCCTAACAATGATTTGAATGGTTTAACAACAATTCTCTTTCTTAAACCTGATAACATCAAGTTCAAGAGAGAGAACAATGGTGTTTACCAGCCTTATCAACGTAATGAGAACTTCATGGTCAAAAATCTTGATTACATCAAGCTAAACACAGAAACCTATGTTTATGCTGGTATGTACAATGATACCGATGAGCCCTACGGAATACCTCCCTTCATGTCTTCTTTGGATTCTATCAAGGGTCAACATGATATGATGACAAACTTCAAACATATCATGGAGCAGATGGGATTCCTCGGATTCCTTACTGCTAAGGTTGCAAAACCAGATCCTAATCCTGATGAGAGTAACAGAAAGTATGAGGCTAGACTCAATCGTACTCTTGTTCAGACAAAACAGAATCTGAAGGATGGTATGAAGGACGGTTTGGTAGTTGGTTACATGGATGACCATGAGTTTGAAATGACTTCTACTACCAAAGATCTTGGAAGTGCCGATAAGCTTTGGAATCTTAATCAACAGAGAGTTGCTAACGGCTTAGGTATTAACGGCAATATTATTGGAGTTAGTGGAGCTAACACCGAGGGTGGTATGGGTATTATTCTTTCTAAGATGATATCTCAGCTTCGTAACATCCAGATGATAGTATCTTATGTGTTGGAGTTCCTTTATAACCTTGAGCTTCGATTAGCGGGCTTTAATAATAAGGGAATAAAGATCACATGGGCTACATCAACTATTGCCGATGATGTTAAGGTTCAGCAGGCTCTCCAGTATAAGATAGCTAACTTG